TGAAACTCAACGTGCCTTTGATGATGCTGCTGAGAAACTGACTAACAAGTTCTCTAACAATCCTGTGTATGTTGAGATCCCTGATAGTGTGGATCTCCCTACCTACATTGCCGACTGGACTGAAGTTCATGACTGGATTGACGAATACCGTGCCAACTTCCTTGCTGGTGGCGAAGGTGTTGATCGTTCAGATCGCTACGATGATGTAGATAAATCTTACAGGGAGTTTCGTAAGCAATCGCAGAAGGAGGTAAACTACCTTGTTAAGGAGTTTGAGTGCCGTAAGTCTGCTGACGCTTATGCTCGTGCTGGTCAATCTAAGACTGGTGTTCTTGATACTACTAAGTTACATACTTATAAGTATTCTGATGACATCTTTAAGAAAGTAACTGTTCTGCCTGATGGTAAGAACCATGGTCTGCTGTTCCTGCTTGACTGGTCTGGTTCTATGCAGCGTGAGATCCTGGCGACTGTCAAGCAACTGCTGAACCTGACTGCCTTCTGTAAGAAAGTTCAGATCCCGTTTGAGGTATATGCTTTCACAAACGAGTATTCTGCTGTTCGTCGTGCCAAGCAAGGCAAGTCTCAATATTTCTCTAACGAGGAATACTATGAGAAGATGGACTGCCAGGAAGGCAAAGTCTTTCTTCAGAAGGATATGTTCCATCTGATGAACTTTGTTTCTTCTCGTTCTAACTCTAAGGACTATGAGCGTCAGTGCCTGAACCTGTATCGTGAGGCATATGCTTATTGCTATCACGTTTGCTATCCCACCACTCTTGGTATTGGTTTGTCTGGCACTCCTTTGAACGAGGGTATTGTGATGCTCAACTACATCATCCCTCAGTTCAAGAAGCAGAACGATCTTCAGAAGGTCAACGTTTGTATTCTGACTGATGGTGAGGCATGTCAGTCTTCCTATGGTCGCAAGATTTACAACGACCACAAGGATGAGTATTATGTACGTCCTCGTCGTCTTGATTACAACACTGTTCTGCGTGATCGCCATACTGGTCGTGTATACTCTATGAATGACGGATGGGGTGAGATGACTAACACTTTCATTCAGCAACTGCGTGATCGTAATGCTGGTGTGAATGTGCTTGGTTTCCGTATCATGGGTGGTAATGGGTTGTCTGGTTTTGTCAGCACCTATGCCAGCATCGCTCACTATGATCAAGTCCAAAAGCAGTGGAAGAAAGACAAGTCTGCTGTCATTCCTTTCCCTAAGAGCTACACTGCTTTGTATGCGATTAGTAACAATGCCATTGACGATGAGGTTGAGTTCAATGTAGAGTCGGGTGCAAAGAAAGGTGAGATCTCTCGTGCTTTCAAGAAAATGTTGAATTCCAAATCTACTAACAAGAAACTGCTAAATTCTTTTGTGGAGTATATTGCATGAATGCAAACCAAATGCGTGTACTGGGAAGTGTCTTTCTTATTTTTGGATACTTCCTTGTTCTTTATTACTCTGTTTATTGGGGATGCTGGGTTCGTCTTATTGGAAACCTAGCAATGCTCCCTTTTGCTGTTAAAATTAAAACGTGGGATATCGTTGGATTGGAATCATTTTTTTCTGTCATTGATATATCTAAAATTATTCAATTATCGTTATGAAAGACTGGAGCACTATTTTTAATAACCTGCCTGATGGTGAGAAGGACAAAGTTGCTGTCCTTCGTGTGATGGAATGTGCCAACGGTGTTATACAACACGCATATCGTGACAAAAAAATCTTTGCTTACTCTACCTACGAAACTCGTAGGGCGATGAAGTTCAGTATGTCTTGTATGAAGAACATGGCAATTCCACTGAAAGAAAAAACCATTACGTTTGAACCAGAAACGGAAAAACTAATGAGGGAAGTTAGGGAATTGTATGTTAGTGGATTCAAGAATGGAAATGATGCTGACTTGGAGGAGTTCATGATTGTTTCTGGTGCTTGTATTCGTTCCCTGGGGCAAGACCGAATTGTTAAAGCAAAAGAAACTTTAGCACAAAACATTACCGATATCCCACATCAAGCATTAGACTGGGGTGTGGACTACATAATGCAGTTTATCCAATGAATATCTTTGTCACGCATCCGTTCCCTGCTGAGAGTGCCATCGTCCTTCCTGACAAACACATTGTCAAGATGCCGCTGGAGTGTTGTCAAATGCTTTCTATTATTGCTTCTCCTTGGTATCATTCTTACGGAACTCTGGGAAAGAGAGACGGAACGCCCTACAAGACAGAGAAGGGTGCCTTCCGCAATCACCCGTGTACGAAGTGGGCGGCAGACACCGTGGATAACGCCTACTGGCTCATTAAATGGGGACTGAATCTGTGTCAAGAATATAGTTTCCGATATAACAAAATACACTCATGTGAAGGCACTTTAACTCAAGCATACTACTTGTTTCCGAAAGGTAAGTTGACTAAGGTAACTCCTTTTGCTCGTGCTATGCCAGATAAGTATAAACATGATACAAGTATTACAACATTTGACGCATACAAGATGTATATCGCATCTAAACCTTGGGTAAAGGATAACTACCTACGCACCCCAAGTCGTAAACCTGATTGGATTTAATTATGAGTGTTCAGTACAGAAAGCATCGTGTATTTCGCGAAACACCGTCTGTTATCTTTTATGATATTTCAGTAGATGACTCAAACGCATCTGATCTTGTTGTACATGAAGGACCAGCAGTTTCACCCCCAGATGATATCATCGGGGCTAAGCAGTTCTACATCCACCACCATCAAGTGGACCATAATCGTGTCCTCTCAGGAGAAAGAACGTTTGAACTCGTGAACTTTGATTGGAAGTTTCCATACCATATTGTTCATTTGAACCGTAAGAGTGGTGCTTTGGTTGTTCCCATTGGGACTTATCATCGTAGCACTTCAGGTGAGAGTGGATCTATTGTTATTAATCAGGCAATTCGCGATGATGAGTTCAATCCAGAAACGGAGTTTATCCCTGTCTCTGCTGGAAATAATCCAGAATTGTATCGTGTTCTTGTTCACGAACAACCTGTAATCCATGAACTTGGTGAGTAATGAACTACCAGAAGGGTGATGTTTTCCTCCACAAATACACACACAAGTTATACATCTTTGATGGGGAGGTGTGGCGAGAAATTGTTCCGAGTTCTTACTTGGGCGACCAGTTGAAAGACTGACCACTCTGCCCCCGACACTGCCCCACTCTGCCCTATAATAACTACATCAACAAAACAAACCAATGCCTGCTCGTTCTGACCTGACCACTACTCAACTGACTTCTTACCTGTCTGAGACCTACGGCAACGACATTAATGCCGATCATGTTCGTTCTGCCTGTGATCACTTTGGCGTGACTTATCCTACTGCTGTCAAGCGTCTGCGTGACTTCTATGTCAAGCGTGGCACTTGGAACCTGACTGTTCAGGAGAAACTGGAGCAAACCTATCAATCTCCTGCTGCTGTTCCTGTTACTGAGCGGGAAGAACAGAACCTGATTCCCAGCAAAGATGACAATTATGTCCCTTTCGGGAACTTCTCTGATGTGAAGAAGATCATCCAGTCTGGCATCTTTTATCCTACTTTTATCACTGGTCTCTCTGGCAACGGTAAGACTTTCTCCGTTGAGCAAGCATGTGCTCAACTAAATAGGGAGTTGATTCGTGTGAACATCACCATTGAGACTGACGAGGATGATCTTATTGGTGGGTTTCGTCTTGTTAATGGCGAAACTGTCTGGCATAATGGACCCGTCGTGGAGGCTCTTCAACGCGGAGCTGTTCTCCTTCTAGACGAGGTTGACCTGGCATCTAACAAGATCCTGTGCCTGCAATCTATTTTGGAAGGTAAAGGTGTATTTCTTAAGAAAACTGGTCGCTATGTAACTCCTGCTGCTGGTTTCAACGTCATCGCTACTGCTAATACCAAGGGCAAAGGCAGCGATGATGGTCGCTTCATCGGCACCAACGTTCTCAACGAAGCATTCCTTGAGCGTTTTGCCTTGACCTTTGAGCAAGAGTATCCCACCCCTGCCGTTGAGAGTAAGATTCTGCTGCGTGTCGCTGCTTCTGTTGGTAAGCATGACGAAGAGTTCTGTACTAACCTTGCTAACTGGGCAGACATTATCCGTAAGACTTTCAAGGATGGTGGCATTGACGAGGTGATCTCTACCCGTCGCCTGGTTCACATCATGCGAGCATATGCTATCTGGGGTGATCGTATGAAGGCAATCAAGGTCTGTGTCAATCGTTTTGATGACGAAACAAAGCAGTCATTCGTTGAATTGTATGATAAGATTGATGCTAACGTTCAAACCGAGGAGGTTTCTAACTGATGATTGATCCTGGTGATTGTCGTTTCATTGGCAGCATCATCTCCATCCGTGGAGCTGGTTCTGCCAGAGTCAGGAAAGTAGATGGTGACAAGGTTGTTGCCATGACACTTGACGGTGAATGCAAAGAATGCTACTATAATGATATTCAGTATGTCTGGAAACCTTGAACGCATGACTTTTAAATATAATGAAGACGCTCTCTTGCAAGAGTTACGTGATTACATCGCGGGTACTTACAACCAACACTATTCTTCTGGCAATGACAGTATTCAAACGTTAGACTTGATTGAAGCATGTGGAGACGCTGAGGCATTCTGTCGCAGCAACATCCTTAAATACGCATCACGGTATGATAAGAAGGGCACTGCCCGACGTGATATCGTTAAGATCCTCCACTACGGTCTTCTCCTTCTACACTTCTCTGACAAAACTAACGTTACTGAAACCTACAATCAATGAGCAAAGTTATTCTATCTAAGAAAACTCTAGATGTCCTCAAGAACTTCTCCACAATCAACTCCTCAATCGTCTTCCGTAAGGGAAGCACTGTACGGACCATCTCTAACGCAGAGAACATACTCGCAAAGTTTACTGGCGAAGAAGTATTTCCTAGCGACTTCGCAATTTATGATCTTAGTCAGTTCCTTAGTGGTATTTCTCTGTTTAACGATCCTCAACTGGAATTCACATCTAGCGATTTTGTTTCTATCCGTGGTGGGCGTCAGTCTGCTAAGTATTATTTCTCTGACCCTGAGATTACGCTCAAGAGTGCTCCAGAAAAGAATGTAAACTTTCCTGGTGCTGATCTTCAGTTCAATCTTTCTGGTGAAGATCTGATTGCTTTGCAGAAAGCATCTGCTGTATACAGTCTCCCTGATCTTACTTTCCAGTCCGAAGAAGGACTAGATACTATCAAACTTATCCTTCGCGATAAAGAAAATGATACCAGCAATACTTACGATCTCACCGTGGCAGGTTGTTCTACTGGCACCTATTCTCTTGATCTTAAGATTGAAAACATTCGTCTTCTCCCTGGTGACTATACTGTCAAGGTATCCCAGCACCTCATTTCAGAGTGGACTAATACCGATGTTGATCTTACCTACTACATCGCACTAGAACCTTGAGACACATCCTTTTCACTTTAAAAGGTTGTACGAAAGATCTCATCAATGATGAAGATTTCGTTAGAGATGTAGTTTATCAATCATCTAGGAAGTGCAAGTCCACATTGCTTGCACTTCATTCCCACAAGTTTGACCCTCAAGGTGTAACTTGTGTTGCCATGCTTGCTGAGAGTCACATCAGCATTCATACTTGGCCAGAGAAAGGCATGGCGGTGTGTGATATTTTCACATGCGGTGAGCATACTAAACCTAAGAAGGGTGTAGAATATATGCAAACGATGTTCAATGCCTCGGACATCATATCTAAATCATTTACCCGACCACTTGAATGAGCAAAGAGTTTCTGTGGGTGGAGAAGTACCGCCCAAACATTGTTGAAGACTGCATTCTCCCTGCGAGCACTAAGGAAGTGTTTCAGGGTTTTGTCAATCAGGGGGAACTGCCTAACCTGCTGCTGAGCGGCACTGCAGGCGTCGGTAAGACCACCATTGCCAAGGCAATGTGTGAGGAGATCGGTGCGTCTTACATCGTTATCAACGGGTCCGACGAGGGACGCTTCCTTGACACTGTGAGGAATCGCGTCAGGCAGTTCGCCACAACGGTCTCTTTGACCTCTGGAGCGTCCCACAAGGTCGTCATCATTGATGAGGCAGACAACACCACTAACGACGTTCAACTGTCCCTCAGGACCGCTGTGGAGGAGTTCCACAGCAACTGCCGCTTCATCTTCACCTGCAACTTCATTAACAAAATTATTGAACCGTTGCACTCCCGTTGTACTGTTGTTGATTTTCGTATCAAACCAGAGCAAGCAGTGCAACTGCAAGGTGAGTTCTTCACTCGTTTGAAAACTATTCTTACTCATGAACAAGTTCAGTACGAAGACAAGGTTCTTGCTAAGCTTGTTCGTAGGTATTATCCTGACTGGCGTCGTCTTATTAATGAGTGCCAACGGTATGCCGCTACTGGTGCCATTACGTCTGCTATCCTTGTGGATGTTGCTGATGTTAATCTGGATACACTACTTGCGTCCTTGAAGAAGAAGGAGTTTACCAATGTGAAGAACTGGGTTGTTCAACACATGGATAATGATCCTACGATGGTGATGCGTAAGATCTATGACAGCATGTATGGTGTCCTCAAACCTTCTTCTATTCCTGAGGCAGTTCTAATTATCGCCAAATACATGAACAGTATTCCTATTGTTCCTGATCAAGAAATCAATCTATTAGCATGTCTAACCGAAGTAATGATGAGTTGCGAGTTCAAGTAAAGACAACTCCCCAAAACGTAAAAGAAGCCCACGAAGGTCTTTTTCATGCTACAATGAATCTACCAGCTGCAGCTAAGCACTGTGGCATGACAGAAAAGGAATTGAAAATGACCTTCTTTGAATATCTAAAGTACAATGACCCAAACTTTGAAGTCACTCAAGACACCACTTCGTTACCCAGGGGGCAAAAGCAGGGCACTGGCAAACCTGTTCCGATTCCTCCCCGACCTTTCCCAGGCAACCGAGTATCGTGAACCATTCTTGGGCGGCGGTAGTGTCGCCCTTGAGGTTACCAAGCGATATCCCAAACTGAATATTTGGGTCAATGATCTGTACGAACCTCTTACCAATTTTTGGAAGACTTTGCAGGATGACGGGTA